ATAAATCTAAAGAAACAAGAGCCAAATACAATCAAATATTAAATAACATATTCCTTACCGATGCCGAAATCGAAACCGGAATTAAAACGTATCAAATATGAGTAAAATAACAATTCATACCGACATCCAGCAACGTAGCGAAGAATGGCACAAAATCCGATTAGGGCGCGTTGGTGGATCGCAATCAAATGTGTTATCGGTTAAAGGTAAATCCGAATCCGGACTTGGAGCAGCAGCGTTTACCTTATTATACGAGAAGGCTTACGAAATTATTCAAAACCAACCAGTCAAGGAAAACATCGTAACCTTTGCGATGCAACGTGGAATGGACCTTGAGCCGGAAGCCATTTACGAATACGAGATGGCTAAAATGGTAAAGGTAGATCAAGTTGGATATATTTTGCATTCAAATTACAAATATGCCGGATATTCCCCTGATGGATTAGTAGGCGAAAACGGATTGATTGAAGTTAAGTGTCCAGGTAATTCCGAATTTATGCGACAATTAATTACCAAGGAAATTCCGAAGCAATACCTTTGCCAAATGCAATGGGGAATGTTTCTTTCGAATCGAACTTGGTGCGATTATGTTGTGTACAATCCGGATTATGATAAATCGCCTTTGTATATAGATAGGGTTGATAGAGATGAAAAAATGATTGAATTACTTAAAGCAAATTACCTTGCGTTTGAAGGTGAGCTGGATGAGATTTTGGAACGGATTTAATTAATCAAAAACTAATAATATTATGACACCATTACAGATTTTATTGCAACACGAAAAGGACCTTACACGAATGTATGATTCGGATACGAAAGTGGCATTAGCGATTCTGGACACGATTCGAAAAACTGGAACTCAATTAATTCAAGATGAGAAACACATCATTGAAGAAGCGTTTGAGGATGGCATTTGGCATCACGAAAATACCGGATTGAATGCTACGGAATATTACGAAAGGGAATTTAAAACTGAAGCAGTATGACACCAAAAGAAAAAGCAGAAGACCTGGTAAATCAATTTAGAATAATATTAATGGACGAAGATACCGATTGCGGATATGAAGTATTATGCACATCCATAGCGATTAAGAACGCATTAATACTTACACACGAGGTTGGTAGGAGAGTTCCGTACCAAAAAAGAAGTTCATCAAATTTAATTAAGGATGATTTGACCGTTGAATACTGGGCAGAAGTTATGAAAGAATTAAAAGAAATGTAATTAACCTTTTATGTTTTGTATCGGATAGGTAAGGTTAAACCTTACATTTCTTATATGAATTGTAAATAAAATTTAACATTATGACCGCAGTAGAATATTTAGCAAAACAATACGATTGGCTTATGTCTTTGGAATTAACTGAAAAAGTATCCGCGCCTATAATCGATGAATACCGGATTAAGTTTCTAAAAAAGGCAAAGGAAATGGAACGTGAACAGAAGCTGCAATTTGCTGAAGATTACCATAAATCGAAATTAATTAATCAATAAATTAAAATTGTATAAGATTTAATTGTTAAGACTTGAAAAATGAAAAAGTATAGAATATTAAATTTATATAGTTGTTTAGGAGGAAATCGATACAAATGGGATGAAGTTGCTAATAACCTTGAAATTACGGCTGTAGAATTAGATGAAGAATTAGCAAAATTATATCAAGAGCGATTTCCATATGACAAGGTAATTATTACTGATGCGCACCAATATCTTTTAGATAACTACCAAAATTTTGATTTTATTTGGTCATCTCCACCTTGCCCTACACATAGCAAAGCAAGATACTGGGGATTTGGAAAAAATGGGAAAAAACCAGTTTACCCTGATATGAAATTATATGAAGAGATAATATTTCTACAAAATCATTTTAAAGGCAAGTATGTGGTTGAAAATGTAATTGCTTATTATGAGCCACTCATTCCTGCGCAGAAAAGACATCGTCATTTATATTGGGCAAATTTTAAATTACCTAATAAACTTAGTGAACGAGATAATTCAGGGTATTTAAATCAAAAAAGCCTTATGGGCGATTTAATTGATTTTCACAACTATGACTTTAGAAAGTATAAAGGCAAACAAAGGATGCTAAAAATAGCTCGCAACTTAGTAGATTATGAAGCAGGAAGAACTATACTTGAAGTAGCAATGGAAGTACAAAGACAATATAATACAAAACAAATAAATTTATTTTAAATCATTAAATAAAAAACAAATGCAAACAGAAAAACAAACAATTCAATTCGCGCACGAATACGCTCAAGCCTTGGCAATGGTTGTGGTGGAGAACCTAATAAATAAGGAATTGGAATCCAAAAAAGATGGTAATAAAATCCGGGCAAATACCATTAAGGAATGTATCGATCAGATTCGATTGGGTTTTAGATTAGAAAAGTAAATTAATTAACAATGGAAACAAAAACAATCATTAAACAAAAATTTGAAGGCAAATTATTTAATGACCATTATCAGAACTTTAAAAAATATAGTTTACATAAAGCTCAATTAATAATTGCTGATGTACCTTATAATTTAGGAAACAACGCTTATGCTAGTAATCCAGCTTGGTATAAAGATGGAGATAATAAAAACGGTGAAAGCGAATTGGCTGGTAAGGAGTTTTTTGATACTGATAAAAATTTTAAACCTGCTGAATTTATGCATTTTTGTAGTCAAATGCTTAAAAAAGAACCAAAGGAAAAAGGTAAAGCACCTTGTATGGTTTTGTTTTGCGCTTTTGACCAGCAAATGTATTTTATTGATTTAGCTAAAAGATATGGATTAAATAATTATATAAACTTGGTTTTTAGAAAAAATTTTTCAGCACAAGTATTAAAAGCTAATATGAAAGTTGTAGGTAATTGTGAATATGGGTTAATTCTTTATAGAGATAAATTACCGAAATTTAACAATAATGGCAAAATGATTTTTAATTGTTTTGACTGGAAAAAAGATGAGTCAACTAATAAATTAATTAGAAAAATTCATCCAACACAAAAACCAGTAAATTTATTAGAAAAATTAATAAACCTTTTTACTGATGAGGGAGAAATAGTTATAGATCCAACTGCTGGAAGTGGCAGTTCAATAATAGCTGCAATTAATACAAATAGAAAAGGGTATGGATTTGAAATTAAAAAAGATTTTTATAAAGAAGCAAAAGATTGGATAGATGAAGTTTATCAGGCTAAATTAGATATGCAAAATATAGGATTTGCTAAAACTTTTATAAACAAAAATAATCCAACTTTATTTACCTAAAACAAAATAATATGTATTTCTCCATATTTAAGGGCGGATCGAAAAACATCCATCCGGAACCAAAACCAATCACGTTATCGGATTTAATCAAGCTAATCAAGTTCGATGAGGAACTAAAACAAACCGTTCAAATTGCTCAAGAATACAAATCCAAGGGTGATAAGGAAAACTATACAAAAGCGAAATCGAAGCTTCCGTACATCACTCCGCACGGTCAATTTCGAGAACGGAACAATCAAGGTTTAATAGAATCAAGTTTTAATTGGATATGTGCCATTGACATTGACGAACAGGATCAGAAGCCGGATTGGAAGTTAACCGATACCTTTGCAAAGATAACCGAATCGGAGTTCGTGATTCTCGCGTTTCGTTCACCATCAGGAAAAGGAATAAAGGCATTTGTTTCATTGCCAAAGAACGCTTACGAAATCGAAAACCATTACGATATATACAAGCAATGTATCGTTCCGTATCTGGAAGCGCAATGGAACGTGAATTTGGACGAACGGCAAGGAGTTTTATCGCAACCATTTTTCTTGACTCACGATCCGGATTTGTATTATAATCCTAATTACACCGAACTCGATGCAATTACATTTGATTTGAAGCAAACCAATCCGTTTGCAAGTCAAACGCAAATAATTAATGGTAAGGTTGTGTCCGACAACAATGCAACATTAGAAGCCTTGTGTGTTAAAATTAAGAATCAAGAAAAAGGCAAATGGGATTACTTCAATAAAATTGCAATATTAGCCGGTGGGTTGTATGAAGGCAATCAATTTGCAAACCTTGACGAATTTGAAATTGTAAACCGGTTGCAAAATGCTGCATTAGATAATCCGTTTGTTGAAGACAACGATATTGCAAAAAAGCAAATCTATGATGGATTCAATTACGGAAGGCAACATCCGGTAACGAATGAAATACTTGCACAAAGGAAATCGATACAAACCTTAATCAATCAAATCGATGATGGAAGCGAATCCGGAACAAAATCGGATATATTTGGAGAGAACCGGTTTATTCGCGTAGGTGATGATTACTACGAAAACATTCCGTATGTGGATATGCAAGGTGGCGTTTCGCATCACATCGAAAAACGGTCAAGGCAAACAATCGTAGATGACTACGGAAAAGGATTCTTAAAAGAAATACCCAAATTTAAATCCTTTTGCAATGTTCCGAGTTACACGGATTACCAACCAGTAGTTAACTCATCGGTTAACTTATTCCAACCTTTCCTTCACGAACCAATGGCAGCTGAATGGACTACAATCGAATCGATGCTAAAACATATCTTTGGAGATCAATACGAAATGGGTTTGGATTATCTCCAGCTCCTATATACGAAGCCGACACAAATCCTTCCGGTTCTATGCTTGGTATCGAAAGAAAACCACACCGGTAAAACTACGTTTCTAGATTTCTTGGAGATGCTATTTAAAGGCAATACGGCAATTATCGGAACGGCTGATATTGAAGGAGATTTTAATCAACATTATATATCGAAACATATCATAATGGTGGACGAATCCGATTTACATAAATCCTTTACCGCCTCAAGAATTAAACAAATGGCTACCCAGCGAACCACATTCATAAAAGGAAAGTTCCAACAAGAGCGCAAGATTGATTTCTTTGGAAAGTTAATTCTCGTATCCAATGACGAGCGCGGATTCCTTTCCATTAAACAAGAAGACATCAGGTACTGGGTGCGGAAAGTTCCGAAGCTGCAACAATTCAAAGGGGATTTCCATTCGCAAATGGAAAAGGAAATACCTGGGTTCGTTTCGCATATCGCGAATCGCGAATTGCAAACCAAGACTAAACAAAGCCGTGCATGGTTCAAGACCGAAGATATTGAAACCATTTGGACAAAGGAAGCTAAACGAGCGAATCGAAGC